AATACCGGGGCTTCAATCAAAATACTACCGCCTAGCTTTAGGGCTGTGGCGACTAAGCTATTATAATCTGGCTTGTGTAGTATTGAGCTTTTTAAAAAGAGTAACCCGCCAGTTTAAGGATGCAATGCATAGCCTTGGCAGGTTTTGTATGTTAATTATAACAAAACGACCCGACACTTTGAGGATGCTTAGCATAGCCTTGTCGGGTTCTGTCTTTTGTATTGTAGCAAGGCTAAAGTTAGGACAAACCTATACCCTTTGCAAAACTTAACTTTTATGTTTTGACATCCTTTAGTTATATTATAAATAATTTTATTGTTATAGGCAAATTTGTAGTATTGGGCTAATCGTTTTGAATGCTTTCTGGTTCTAGCTGGATAGGACAGCCGATAATAATGTCGTTCAGCATAATTAGTTGATTTTAAAAAAGAGTAACCCGCCAGTTTGAGGATGCAATGCATAGCCTTGGCAGGTTTTGTATGTTAATTATAACAAAACGACTCAACACTTTGAGGATGCTTAGCATAGCCTTGTCGGGTTCTGTCTTTTGTATTGTAGCTTAGCTTCAAACATTCGCCCAATTAGCTCCGAACATTTGCCCAATTAACTCCGAACATTTGCCCAATTAACTCCGAACATTTGCCCAATTAACTCCGAACATTTGCCCAATTAACTTCGAATATTTACTTAATTAACTCCGAACATTTGCCAGTTAATCGCGATACTCACATCTTGTTATTTGTTCAATGTAATCTTTGTAACTCTGTGCAGTTTCTTCTTCGCAGTAAATTCGATAATCTTGCTCCGTTTTTTTAAGATTTTTTAATGTTTTTTTAACATATTCAATATCATTCCACTTAGAATCTTTAAATTCATTGATAATATTTTCTTGAAAATTTATCATTGCACATTTTTTGAGATAAAAATCATTAAAAAGTGTATTATCAAAACGGGCTACGGTTGAAACATAATCTATCCATTTATCAAAAAGGTCAATAATTAATATTATTTGATCCTTAATTAAAGCTTGCTGTTGAAATAATTCTGTGTTTTTCATTTCCCTCAACTCTCCCAGTGATAACCAAAAATCTTGACGCCACCGGGGGCAAACGACATTAAAGCCAAGACGTAAGTCAGAAGAAAAAACATATCATTTGGGATATATTTCTCCTTTGGATCCTCTGACCCAAACATAAAGACATCGGCATAGTTGCAAATATATTCAGCTAGGCTAAGCTTTTTTTTTGAATTGTAGGGGTCTGAAAATTTCCGTTCGTTAATTTTGCTCAGACGCTCAAAATAACCATTGTCTGGATCACGTTCAAATTCTTGCTTGAACCTTTGAATTTGGATCTTGATTGCAATATTAAGTAGCTCGATTGTAGTAGGTATGGTGTGCATATTTTGATTGATAAGACAAAGCCTGTGGGAGTTGCCAGACCACAGGCTCACAATAAGACAAAAAGGTAGGGAACTCTGGACTTGCATCCACCAAATCAATATATCAAATTGCAAAAACCGCTATTTACTCCCCATAACGCTGCAAGATGGTTTTGATCAAACCGTGCCTGACAATGTCATCTTTAGTAAAGTTGACTATACCAATTTCGGGTATACCAGTTAAACGCTTAACCGCATCACTTAGACCGTTTACAGGGATATCAATATCCGATTGTTTGGGGTCACCCATAATCACTATTTTGCTACCTGTACCTAATCGGGTAAGCGCGGTCTTGATTGCTTCTGGAGGCACATTTTGAGCCTCATCTAAAAGGATAATTGCATTGCGATAACTTGCCCCTCGAATATTAGCAAAAAGCACTGGTTCAATATTCTTTTTTTCGATATGGTAGCGACATTCACCTTCGCTCATAAACACTGTTAAGTTGAGCTTTACCGGGTCTAGCATGGCAAAGGCTAATTTGTCTTCAGCTTCACCAGGAACAGCTCCTATATCGCGTTCCCATTTGGAGCCAACAAAGGGTTTCATATAATAGATTTTATCGATAGCTCCAGATTTTCTTTGATGAAATGCGTAGTAAAGAGCCAATAGGGTTTTGGCTGTACCTGGAGGCCCACTGGCAATAGTAATAGTGTTGTCAATTAGTGATTGTAAATACTTGCGTTGATTGTCGTTTTTGGGATGCAGAGTTTTGTATTCATTGCTTTGAGGAAAAGCTTCAGATTGCTGGAGAGAATTGGTGATAATTGCAGTTTCTTTTTTAGAGCGTCTTGTCTTTTTTTCACCAGCACTTGAGCCCTTGCGCAAAACCATATATTTAACCAAATTTTCTTATATTTTAATATAAGTGTATTAAGCTTATTTTTTGAGCAATCAACCCAACCGAGGTAAAAGATGGATAGTGATCTTAGACAATCAATCAGAAGTCGTAGCGTTCAATACCTGTTTAATACAGGCATGGTTTGCGCAATTGCTAGCAATCACCAAGAAGCCATAATCTATTTTGAATGCGCGGCTGCCAAGAATTTGCGGGATTGGAAAATTTATTACAACTTGGCTTTATGCTACGCGGCTTTAGAAAAACACTTTGAGGCAATAAAGCTATTTCAAGCAGCTATTGACATAGAGCCCAAAGAAGGAAGGATTTATTTTTGTCTGGCAAATTCCTATAAAGATACTAAGCAATACGTATTAGCTATTGAGTATTTTGCAAAGGTGCGGACTTTGGATCTGAACCATTTTGCCTCTTGGGTAAATGAGGGTCAATGCTGGCAAGAATTATCACAATACTCGGTTGCTGAAAGTTGCTTTATTAACGCCTATAGGATAGATGCTACTCGCTACGAAAGCTACCATGCTTTGGGCACTTTGTTTATTAGGCAGAAAGCATACGAAAGGGCAATTCAAGTGCTAACTTATGGTCTGCAAAATATGCCAGATCCTAGCTCTTTGCTTTATCAATGCAGAGCCAAAGTTCACCTGTTAGCCGGGGATGTTTTGGCACATCAAAGAGACCTCAACAGCGCTGAAAAATACGCCAAAAAAGCGTAATTTGTGCTTGCATTAAAATTAACACTATCAATCAAAACAAGGAAATTATGCTACAAGATTTTAGTTCTATAAGATGTATCAAGACAACTGCATTAAAAAATTATAATGCTCGTGGTTGTTCAATGGTTATTACTCCAGATAATCAAAATATTATTATTGGAAATCATAATGGCACTATTAAGATTTTTAATATAATTACTGGACAATGTTTAAAAACTTTAAAAGCTCATTTTACAGATCGTGCTAATTCAGATATTGATTCAATAGCAATTACGCCAGATGGACAAAAGATAGTCAGTAGTAGTTATGATTACTGCATTAAAGTATGGGATTTTAATACTGGCAAATGTTTAAAAGACCTAGAACTTTCTCACAAAATGTCTTTTGGTTATGTAAAATCAATAGCAATTACGCCAGATGGACAAAAGATTGTCAGTGGAAATTCTGATGGCACTATTAAAATTTGGGATATAACTAATCTTGAATGTTTAAAAACTTTAGAAGGACATGGAGATTATGCTAATTCAGATGTTAATTCAATAGCAATCAGTCCAGATGGTCAATTTATTATCAGTGGTTGTGATGCTGGCACTATTAAAATTTGGGATATAGATACTGATAAATGTTTAAAAACTTTAAAAGGATATACTTCGGTAACCTCGATAGTAATCACGCCAGATAATCAAAAGATTGTTAGCAATGGTGAAAATAGATCAATCCAAATATGGGATTTAGCCAAAAGGGAAGGCTTAAAAGGGGAAGGCTTACAAACTACTTTAGGAAAACATGACGTCAAAGTAAAATTAATAGCAATTACGCCAGAATTAATAGCAATTATGCCAGATAGTCCATCTAGCGTCATTAGTGATTTTGATTTTTTGGATTACTCTATTACGTTATACGACATAAACACTGATAAACATTTACCTTTAGAAGGTCATACAAGTTGGGTACGTCTTGTAGCAATCACTTCAAATGGTAAATATATTGTTAGCGCAGATTGTAATAGTAATATTAAAATTTGGGAAATCAATCAAATGAAAAACAATGAAACAATTAAACCTGCCGAAAATACATTAAACCATAGTCTACTTGAATTGCACCACAGAGTTAGCAGCGAAAAAATCTTAAGTAAAATTCAAACCAAAGAATATTCTGCTGTATTGCAAGAGCTGGCAAATCAAATTGAAGTCTACACTAAATTGCTTGAATTGCTTTAGTATTGCTGCATTAAAATATGAAAATTGAGCTAGATGCACTGGTAAAAAGTTTAAATATTTCTAATGTTGATGAAGTTCTTCCTCAGTTACTTAAAGACAAAGACCCTAAGCACATTGCATGGTTAGGGGAGAAATTGCAGCAGCTTAACCCTACCAAGGAACTACCTAAATTATATAGGTCTATAGTTGAATCTATCCATGGGCAAAAGCTGGAAATACTGGATAAATACGGTTTGACTATTATCCAATTAAAAGACTATGGCGCTGTTAAATTAAGCAATGACCTTACCTGTCGCAGCAGCGATTTAGTGATATATTGAAAATGGGCCTGGCCTAGGGGTAGTCGTAGACTGCCGACCCAAACCGCACTAAGTGGCGGTTTTGTGTTTTTTATAATCAACTGCTTTAGTATTGTTGCTGGTATACTTGCTGATTTGACGGTTGTCTTGGGCAAAAATTAAACAGAGAATCCAGTAGGTAAATGCCCATAATCATTCCTAGAAATGTTATTGCTGACAATATTACAAAACTAGTAAGTTCATCTTTATTCATATTGCCTCGTTATTGTTTTTTGAATACAAATCAATTATTTCTCTAGAGAGTTCTTGTTCTTGAAATTTAGGAACTGCCCCAGTATATTGATTAATACAGCCTGATTTTTTGGCATATTGACAAACCTTGTATTTTAATTGCTCTGGAGTAAGTGGCTTGCCTATTGAGGTAATAAATACTCCATCAATTTGCTTAATACTACAAACGCGGCAGGTCAAATCTTTCATATCAAAAATCCCAATTAGATACAGTGGAGCTAGCTTGATAACTGGTTACTGTTGCCTCAAAAAAGTTGGTTTTGGTGCCAGCTTCTTTGCTCAAATCGCTAAACCTTTCTAGGTGCTGATAGGGGTTGTGACTGGGGTATTCTGATATTCTATAGCCAATGGCTTTTAGCCTGATTTCGGTCAAATAATCGACATATTGCTTAGTGCTGGTTTTGGTAATTCCTAGGATATTATCTCCACAAATTGAATTATTCCAGTCAATTTCATTTTTGCCGGCAATTGCAAATAGCGCTTCTATTTGTCCATCCCAAATATCATTTTCTGGGTATTCGTTCATGGCGGATTTTACTAATTCCTGGTATAGCCTAATATGGCTCAGTTCATCCCTGTGAATCAGCTTGATAATATCTGCCGTGCCAGACATTAAAGAGCGGCTAGCAAGGCTGTAAAAGAACATAAACCCACAGTAAAAATACAATCCCTCTAATATGTAATCGCTCACTAATGCTTTGAGGTAATTGTCAATATTGGGAGTATTTATAAAGTCTTGATAAGCACCTGCAATAAACTGGCATCGCTGCTCTAATATGGGGTCATCTCTCCAGAGCTCATAGATAGAATCGCGCTCATTTGCTGGCAAAACCGACTCAATAATATATTGATAACTTGCGCTGTGAAGAGCTTCTTGTGCTGTTTGTTCTGCCAAACATAGGCTGATCTCTGGAGCAGTAATAATTGTTTTTATATAGGGAATATTGTTAATTTGTATTGAATCCAAAAATACTAAAAATCCCAATGTGCGGTTATATGCCGTACGTTCTGCCTCGCTCAGATTGGCATAATCTACCTTGTCTTGACTCAGGTCAATCTTTTGATGTTGCCAGAAATTAGAGCGCATCTGCTCCCATAGCCTAGAAGCCCAAGGGAAATTTAGATTATTAAGTTGACAAAGTCCGGTGGTATTGCCTTCAAATACTTGGCTTTTATTAGAGCCTTGAGGGTTAAATAGTAGCGTTTTTTTCATATGTTTCCTGTTGAGTTTTGAGCATATTTGCGCTTGTGGTTTGATACCACAATGCGTCTTTAGCCATTGCAATTAACAATTCTTGGGAGCAACTAGGCAAAATCTTTTCTAGTGCAATTAAGCTAAATTGCCTTTCGTAAGATACAGCGTGTTTATCCTCAATTTGCATCAAATTTTGGTGATACAATTTGTGATTTTCAAGGATGGTTTCAATGATTTTATTAACAGGATAAGTCTTCATTTCTTGGCAAAATATCTCAATTTGTAGGGATTGTTCCAGCGTTGGTACTTGTGGATATGGAATATTTTTAAACATACAGCCTCCTTTTGGGATGATTGTTAATTAAATCTGCGCATATAGACTTAGCTTGGTTGTAATAAAACACTTCTAGTAATTTATCCCCAGACTCACTATAGAAAGCAACGTCATCAGGTAAATCCATCAATTTATCTTGATACAATCTGAGCGCGTCTAAGGTCAATTGTCCCTCTGGGCTTGGATGATATTTTGCTTTCAAAAGAGTTTCTAGCCCAGCGATAATATCAAACTTAACAAGTACATATTTTTTACTGGGATATGTATCGTCCGGGTCAATATTGAACAAAAACCAATGTAAAAAATTGATAATTTCCGTATCGTGCTGGGCAATAGTTGCCGGAGAAATGGTGGCAGTAAGTGTCATGTTTGTTGACTTAAATACTCAAATTCATTGGCTGCATCAAGTAATCTTTGAATGTACTCAGAAGGTACTTTAAAACCATCTTGGTCTTTCAGTAATTCTAAGCGAGGAAACATTTCGTTGCAAGTATGGATAATATTGCATATACAAATTAATCTTCTTTCATAAATTAATTGTTTTTTATTTTGATCGTCTTGATTGGTGGCAGTAAGTATCATTACTCTAACTTCTCCAGTTGTTGAAATAAATTTAATAGTTCTTCAATACATTCACTGGGGATTTTGCAATAAGAATAATTTTCTTTTTTCTTTAATAGCCTTGTTTTGCGTAAAAGATTACCAGAGGCATTAGTAATTTCACCTAAAAGTTCACAGATTACTCTTGGATCGGATTTTAATTTTCTTTGAGATTGATCATCGTGATTGGTACGGATAAAATGAAACATTGTTGTATCTCCTAAATCAATTTTCTTCTGCAAGCATATCTAAATTGGCATACAACTCATCCAGCTTTGTAATATATTTGCTGGGAATTTTGTAATTATAGATATCGCCATTTTGCTCCAGTGATTCGACATTTTCTAGTAAATCAGCGCAGCTATTGACAATATCTTGCATAATTGTTAGCAACTCTTGCCCAATTTCCGGGTCATCATCGTCGCTGCTGTTGTCAATTTTTTTTAATGCGTTGAATATTTGTATTTGCTGTCGGTCTAGGTAATATTTGAACAGAAACCCTATAGCAAACCACAAAATAGCACTCAGGCTAAAAATTAAAAAAGTCATTTGCGTTCGTAATAATCATTTATTTTTGTAACAATAGAACCAAAATTAGAGATAATTTCCAATCTTAGTGTTTTGTCTTTAATACCTGCTATTCGAAAGCTTAAGTAACAAACTCCAAATAGAAAACCAATTACCCATCCCAAACCAATTCCAAACAAAAACCACCAGCCCATTTTAATTCTCCTTAATTTGCACAAAAACTACAATCTGGGGTGAAATCATCTTTTTGAATTGTTCGCACATAATATACCGCTTTTACTCCAAATTCCCAGGCAAGAAATAGCGTCTCAAATATGTGCTTAGCATCAACCTTATTGAGGTTAAAAAGCAGTTCCATAGAGATTCCAGCGTCGATATATTGCTGAATATATGCCACGGTTTTTACTATTACCTTTTGGTCTAATTGTGAATTTTCTTCATAATACCAAAGCGCTTGGTCATAAAATGGCGGTGCAATTGGCGCTGAACCTTTGGCTTTATCGTAGAAAAACTTGCTATACACTGGCAAAATTGAAGCTGTACATCCTTGAATTAAACTACTACTAGTATTGGGAGCTATTGCCAAAAGCTGGCTGTTTCTAATGCCAAACAATTTAAGCTCCTCAAATAGTCTTTCCCATTTAGCTTTTTCCTCTAGGGAATTAGTTTGATTTTTATGCCAATTGAGTGTTCTGCTATTAATAAGTCCTTTGCTCCAGAGTGAGCCTTTATAAGCAGGATATGCTCCTCTGAGCTTAGCTAGTTTAACGGAAGCTTTAGTGGCACTATACAAAATTGACCTAAACAAATCTTGTATTTCCTGTTGGTTATCCTTGTAAGAGTAGCGACGTATTGCTAACCAATCAGCCAGTCCCATGGCACCTAAGCCTAATACTCTGTATTTGCTGTGATGAGCTTGAGCTATATCTATTGGGGGATTGCCAAGCTCTAGGCTATTGTCTAGAAGCTCTACGCAAATGCCAGTAATTCTCTCCAATTCACTATCAGCTATATTGGCAAGATTGAGACTGATTAAATCGCAACAATGCGCCTCAGTTGCAGAGACGTTGCTAAAGCTTTCTGTGCAAAGATTGACACAGGGAATTAGCCCAGCGTGTTGATTAGGATTTGCTTGGTTTATTGTGTCTTTGAAAGCCAAGTAGGGCAATCCAGTTTCTATCTGGGTGCGCATAATTTGCTTGAACAAATCTTTGGCATTTACTTTCTTGTAGAGTGTGATTTTTCCATCCGCAATTGCCTTTTCTACCAAGGTGTAAGCTGAGGTGAAATCATCACCCCAAATCTGTGGCAAATCTAGATTAAGCTTTTGCTTGACCTCAAAAGGATCTACTAAGTACCAATTTGCATTAAAGCGCACCCGGTTCATGAACGCATCGGGTATTACTAGCTGAGGGAAAATATCAAAAGCCTTGAGCCTTTGGTCTCCGTGCTCGGATTGCATCTCTAGAAAAGCTGGCACATCTAGGTGCCAAATATCTAAAGCTACCGTAACCGCGCCTGCTCTTTTACCACCTTGGTTGACTGCCTGGGCAATATCGTTAAGAATTTTTACCCAAGGTACAACCCCACCAGAGCTGTTAGCTCTGCCAGCAACTGTAGCGCCGGTGGCTCTGATTTTGCTTAATCTGATTCCTATCCCACCGCCACGCTTGGATATGGATGCAGCCTGCGCCCAAGTTTGGCTAATATGCTCTAAATTATCCTCAGTATCCAAAATAAAGCAGCTAGTTACTGATGGGTTTGGCAGTCTCAAATTAGCCAACATTGGAGTAGCTAAAGAGATTTTTCTTAGAGCGATTAGCTGGTAAACTTCCTTAGCAAAAGCTAACTTGTCTCCCTCATGTTTAGCTGCTAGTAAAAGAGCGCTGACTAAAAAACATTCTTGGGGTAATTCGTCTTTTATTAAGTAGCGAGTAGTTAGCAGTTTTGCTCCGGCATAATCGTAATCTTTGTCCAAATCCGGGTCTATCCAATTGGTGGAAAGTTCAATTTCTTCTAAGGTGTAAACCTGTAAAAGCTCTTGATTGTAAATACCCTTGGCAAGCTTGGAGCGTATGGCTTTAGCGCTGGTATTGTAGACGTCGCCTTGGTCATAAAACCTATTGGCTCTAATGGTTTTCCACAAATCCCAAATTAGCAATCTGCCGGCAACATAGCGCCATTTAGCTTCTTGTGGAGTAGTCAGCTCTAGCGCGTGTGCTATTAAATCCCCCTGGATTTTAATAGTAGTGATTTGATTTTCTTGCTTGGCACTAAAAAGAGATTCAAGCTCTAGTGGATTGGTCAAACCATCGCAAGCCCACTCCACTACTTGTCTGATTTTGGTGATGTCGAATTGCGTGATTGTTCCGTTACGATGAAGTACTGTTTTAGTCATATTGCTGTCTAAAAAGATAAGTATATTTATCAAGCCTTGAATCGGCATATTTGGTATGTACCAGAAAATCAGAAAACCTTAGTATTCTGATTACATAATCAATTGCTTGAGGCTCAATATCAAGCTGATAAAAGCTAATAATTGCAGTAGCATCAATTGCTTCAAATTGCTGGGCATGATCAACAATATTTTTAGGTGATAACAAGCTATTGTATCTTGCCTGCTCATTTAGCTTTTCGCCTGTATATTTCAAATATTTACGATAAAACCCGGTGGATTTTAATTCCTTAAATATTTGCTCATCGGGCCAGTTGATTTGCTTGAGATATTGGTCAATCATTTCTAGCACTCTTTGCTTATCCCATGGGTCTACCAAGGGTACAGGTTCTTCGCCTTTTTCTAGGGTTTCGTAATATTCATTGTTGTTTGGCACAAGATGATTTAGTATTTTTTGAGCAGTGATATATGATTTGTTTTGCACAAAATCACAGACTATCTGCTGCCAATTTTTGGGCAAATCCTCCAGCAATTCGTTGCAATCCCAAGGATTGTTATCCATGGGTTTCTCTTTAACGGGCAGAGCTTTTCTGGTAATAACTGTATAGAGGTATCTTTGGGCAATCTTGGGGTCTTGAGCGCCATATAACTTGTTAAGCCTTTGAGCTTCTTTGATTTGGCTAGGAGCTGCTTTTTTGAGCAGCAATTCATAATTAATTTGACTTTTTGGAACTCTAGGTTTTTTGGTTTTTTTAGGAGCAACTGATTCAAATATCAAACTCTGTTGTACTGCAAACATATTTAATCTAGTTTCAATGGTAATTTTTTTGTGTAATTTCTTCGCACATATTGCTCGCAATTAAAGCAAAAAATGTTTAATTTGCCGCGAGATGCAGTTTCGAATCCTGAGCATTTTGGACATTGCGCTTTAATATTAAATTTGAGTTTGCTGGGATCCTTGTGGCTATACATATTGCAATTTTTGCAGTACATGTAATCTTTGCCGTGTGATTTGGTATTGTGGCTAAAACACTTTGAGCATTGTAGGGCAGTTGAAGATTTAATTTTGCTGGGATCCTTGTGGCTATACTTATTGCAATCCCTGCAATGGATTTGATCTTTATTTATAAGTCTGGTATTGTGACTAGTGCATTTTGGACATTGTATTTTAGGTTTAATCCGGCTGGGGTTCCTTTGACTATGAGTATTGCAATCTTTGCAATAGATTTGTATTCGACCGTCAAATCGGGTATTGTGACTATTGCATTTTGGACATTGCAGTGTGGTTTTAGATTTATGTTTGCTGGGATCCTTGTAATTGTACTTATTACAATCTTTGCAATATATGGAATTTTTGCCGTTTGATTTAGTATTGTGATTGGAGCATTTTGGGCATTGTATTGCAGGTTTTACTGCATGCTTTGGCTTTTCTTCCGTAATATATTTTTTGCAATCATGACAGTACATCCTAGGGTTTCCCGCGGTTGTCTCAGTATGCTTACGTGTGTGGGTACTTTGGCAATCTGGGCAAGGTTTGCCAGGGGTAAAAGTAGGCAAACCAAGATTGCTAAGTTTTGCTGGAGGGGTAGACATCACTTGCAGATATCTCTCTCCAATGCCTGGCGCTTCATGCCCGTAGGTTTTCTCAAGATAAGCCACCATTTGAGCTATGGTTGGCTCTAGTAATAAATGTGTTTTTACGCTGCTGCGCTGTTTGGCAACCATGACCGCACCTCCAATATTTCTACAAATTGACTAATAGCTTTGCCATTTACTGGCAAGATTTCAACTGCGTTTTTCCCCCTGAGACTGGGAATTTCGCAATCAGCACCGGCAACTCCAACTAACCAGTAGGTACGACCGCGATAAATCACCAATTGCCCCGACTCCCAATCAAGCCAGGGGGGTCTTGGGATAATCGGTCTAAATTCTTTAATTGCGGATATCTCACCTAGGTCTAGTGCTAGTATTCGATCTTGCACTTCTTTAGCGCTGTGATGCCACGCTAGGTTAAACTCAGCTTTATTGTCTTTGTACTTAGTTAGTAATTCACCATAACGACCGCTAGATCGGATAGCCTCGAGCTCATCAATAATTTCTCCTACCAAGTCGTCATCAATTTCATGCTCAATGGCTTGAGCATTTGAAGGCTCGGGTTTGGGTATTTCCGGCAAAGTAATATCCGGCTCAGGATTGACTATCTCTGGCAGGCTATCTATTGGTTCTACGGGTTTAGGCATTTTTGGCTCAGCGTTGATATTTTGTTCATAACGAGTGCTAAAAGGTATCTCCAGATTTTCGGCAGGATCATCCTGCTCAAAGGGTTCTGGAGAAATATCAAATTTATCTAGCCTGATTTCAATACATCTAGTATTTTTGGATTGATAGAGCTTCTGATTACTATCAGGGTTAAGGTTGTTTACCTCCCAAGCCTGAAACTCCCTTTGGCTAGTGGCTAGCAGTTGCCAGCCATCGTTGCGACCGTTATTCTGCTCGTTGTCTGCCTTGATTTGCTGAACGTCGTATTGCACCTGATAAATACGCTCAAAAATGGGCCAGACCGATTGGAGCTTGATTGCTGCTATCCTCTGCCCATTTTGTTTTTGAATCTCACGGTAATTCCACGGGCCAATTAATGAACGAGATTCCAAGTCCCTCAGTTTCTCCACAAAATCTTGCAGTGAAGATTTGCCGCTATCTTGGTCGTTTGCCACGCGACACAATACAGTACTAACATAGTTCATAATTTGCTCTTCAGATAGCCCAGCATAAGGAGCTAATTTGAGAGCGTAAAAAGTCAAGATAGAAAGGTTTGGACTAATCCTTCTGTGAGCCTGTGGTAGAAACTTGTCAATTCTTTGTCGTATGGTTTCGACCTGAGTATTGTCGTAACCAAATTTAAGCAGCAGTTGAAACGCGCCACTGGCTTGGTCTAGCAGATCCATGGTGAGATCGTCAAAATCACTTTGATCTTTACCAATCTCGGCATCTCTAAAAAAAGGAATCCTGTTGAAGCGCGTCATTATCGCCGCACCATCACGTCCAATGGCGTGGTTACTGGTAACAATGATCGAGCTCAAAGGCTTTTGATAGTTGCCCCTTTTGACCCTTGCCTCACCGTCGTAGATCTTTTTAGTAGTCTCGTCAAATGCTGGATCTTTTTTGGGATCTTCAATTGTGTAGGAGAGACCGCCCAAGTATTTCAGGTTTTCAAATAGGGCGCTATCGCTGCAATCCCCAGCAGACCCGGTTTTGTGCAATCCGAGTAAAGCTCTGGCAACTTTGGAGGCTGTGGATTTACCGCCACCGCTATCGCCAATTGCGTTAGTCATGGGCACATGCCCGCGCGCGCGATGGATTTTCTGGTAATGCAAACCCATCACCTGAGAGGCTACTAGAAACAGAGCTGGGTAAACGTTCTGCTCCCTTAGTGCTCTACGCATTGCCCTAAGCACCTTGCCCAAAATATCAGGATTTGGTGGCAGGATTTTAGGGTTAGGAATCTCATCTCCTTCTCCGTAGGTTTTGTTAAAAATTACGCCTGAACGCTCAGAGCTACAGACTTCACCTTCTGGAGTAAATTGAATATCTTCAAATACCCAGTAACCCTCTTTGCCATCTGAGCTTCTGGGCTGTTGACCCCGGCAAGCTGAAAGGATATGGCGCTTACCTCCATTTTTTATATAGTCCTCCTTCTTGGCTGCAATCAATTCACTTAGCTGATCCAGCTTGAGGTTATTCATCAGGGTTGAACCGTAGCCTGAAGAAAAAGCCCTGGTCAAATCAGCCAATCGGTGCATTGAGGTATCTCTAATCAGCACCCTTGCTTTTTTTGGATTTTCCACCTCTTGGATTTCTACCAGTAGTCCGGGGTTTTGGGAGTATTCGTCATCCAAAATATCAACTACATCAAAAGTAAAATTGGTATAAGGCTTGAACTTCTGGACTAAAATCTTCTTGATTTTGTTTTTGGCGTCAAGCTCTGGAGTTCTCGATCCGTCTGATTCGAGGGTGTATTTAGGCTCTAATTTATCTTCAATTCTGCCAATTCGTCCGTCGACTACCACAAAACCGTGAGGCTCAATTGGAAAGGTTTCCTCTCTGATTTCTCCTGAGACTGTGGCTACTTGCACAGTGGCTACCTTGTGAGCTGGAGCCATCTGCTTGCGAGTCCACGCGCTCAGCACATTATCCCAAGCCTCACTATCTAAGCAAGAATTAGGATCTCCTTTTTCGGCAGAGCGCCAAATAGTTTTGAGCTCCATTTGAGGTAATGGAGGGTTACACCTCAAACTGGCAATATGAAATAATTCTCTAGCGCTCTCGGTATAATCGACCCCTTGGCTTTGAGCTCGGTTTTCTGCTCCAATCAAATCTCTGGCAAGAGCAGCTAAACCATTGTTGCGTCCACCTTCCCCAACCCCGCTATTGATAATTTCTTGGTGCTTTTTGGAAATCAGCTTAGATAGAGGGATTGCCCCTACTGCGTAAACTTGAGAAGCTAGGCTAGGTTTGCTCACTGGATCAGTTGGAGCGCTGTTAAAACTTAATAAAAAATCTATTATCCACTGGGGGCAATCAGCAATAGATGCTTCACTAGGTGAGCATCCATCAACCCATCGATATCTACCTGTGTGGGGATGCTTGCCAGCGATAACCGATTGCATTCCCTTTAAACGAAATTCTAATAATTCTTCTGGTGCGCAAGAAATTTGTTTAGAAGATATTTTTATTTCTTCGGGGTATTTATAAAGCAGTTGCCTGCGATGAGGCTTACCACTACTAAAAGAAACTGTATGTGCTAATGGCTCATTTAGACCGGATATCTCGCAAGCTTTAGCAAAAGCGCTTTCACCGTCCAAATCAATAGCAATCAGACCAGTTCCTAAGACTACTCCAATTGCCTCAACTTTTCTGTAAGTTTTAAATCCGTTGCTCTGATAAAGCTCAATAAATCTCTCTAGCGTATAGCCAGAATTCTGCCATCCTCCTTCACAAGGTGTTTTATTGCCCTGTACGGGGATAAACCTTGAGCCAAGGTTGAGTAATTCTAGCTGCGATCCCTCTAAAAACATGTTTAAAAATAATTAGGCTTTACAGAAATAATTCACTGTAGTAAAAATCTTACTCTATTACAGAGCAAAAAAAAAGGCCCACCTTGGGAGATGGGCAAAAAACATTAAACCCGCTCTGCATCATATTGAGCCTGAGCTTTTTCTAGAGACATGCCTCTAAGCGCATACTCAAGCAGATAAGGTTTGACTTGAAGAGCTTGGGCAAACTCAACAAAAATTTCTCTAGCCTTGGCAAATTCAAAGCCACGGGGGAAAACGTAACGTTTAATTAACACTGGCTCATCATTGTTGAAAAAGAGGCAATACTGCTTTTCAAATATCCCGAGGTGCACTTCAGTAGTGGAATTTAATCTGACTCCACAAATAAAACTAGGGGTAAAAGCTTTAACATGAACAACTGTATTAGACGCGGGTTTGACTTTTAGTAAAGTAGGCATGGTAGTATTGAATGTAGGTTACTGTAATAAATATACAAGAGCTTGCATAATAAATGCAATAGTTTAAACAAATATTGTTACAAAAGTTAATGAAAAGGATACATACCAAAATTAGGGTATTGCTAGCGCAACGAGATCTTACCCAAGAGGAATTAGCTAAAAACTCTGGCGTGGCATATGGAACTATTAACCGTCTCTCTCAAAACAAAATTAAAGGAGTGACTTTTGAAGTCCTAGAAAAACTTTGTGCTTACCTAGAATGTGACATAACAGATATTCTTGAACTAAAGTAATTATACTCCAATCACAATATTAATCCCGGGGGCTACCACCTCGGTTTTTTTGTGTCTATCCAATTGGTCTTCACAGCATCTTCACAGTCTTCACGCGTCTTCACCTCGATTTGTGAAGATGGAAAACTCGCTCTAGGCAAGGCTTTTAATTCTCTTTTACTTTACTCTTCACTATCTTCACAAGAAAATATATATATATAAGAATAAAAAAGGAAATCAGAAAAATACATAAAGCCCCTACGTGTAAGAGTATTTTTATTTTTCTGTGAAGAGCGTGAAGATGACTTTAAAAAGTCCTAAAAAGCTTACCTTGTATGGATTGCAGCTCTTCACAGAACGAAGTGAAGACGCGTGAAGACTGTGAAGACGTTGTGAAGATAACCCCAGCTAATACACAAATTAATTGATCCATACGTTCGCTAGTATGTACACATTGGTCTAGAATAAAATTGGACTGTGAGGCGATTTGCTTTACTTCCAAACAAAAATAATTAAAATTGTAATTACGGCAACAAATAGGAGAATAATCATGCTCAATCAAATTGAGGTCAAAAACTTTAGCCAGCTAGTGGGTTTTTTTCGAGACAACGGTGGGCATCCCAATTCAGCAGTTATTTTGGGCAGTCAGCTTAATCACTGCACTTACTTTTCTGGCAAGCAGATAGCAGATGCTTCACGCCAAAGCGCCAATCTAATCTCGATGCTCAAGAAAGCCAAGCTTACCGAGATTAAGACTACCCAGTTGGATAAAATCCTAACTGCGCTTCCTTGGGAAATGAGGATCGCTTTTTTTGGAGAGTGGTTATCCCAACTGGACAAATTTGATCAAGTAGTAAAAAAAGACCCTAGCTTACTAGAGTCCTTTTTAGGTTCGCAACCACCAGAAATTGGCGGTTAGCATGCTTTATTTAGCAAAGCTTGCCTGAACTCCAATAGCTCTAGTGTTGCCTCCAGATTCCTATTGCACAGGAGAGCAGCAGAGCGAAACGCGTCGCCACCCCAAATATCGATTTCCCTATCAATTGCTACTAGAGTTGCAAAATCTTCGTGAGCATCAATTGTCACTGGGAACGTATGCTCTATGATTTGATATTCTTGCTTAGGTCGCTCTATTGCTGTGAGCATTTCTTCCTCTTGAGTTACTTCAACCCAGATAGTTGCACCTGTGATCACGTGTTCTAATTTGATTGCAAACATTTCCCTAAATTTTCCCTAAACTAAATTAAATAGATTGATATTTTGAGTAGTAGACAAAATTGTGTCAATACCAAAATAAGCTTTCCAGCTAGGTTTCAACGGATTAGGGAAGGTTGAAGATGTTTTGTTGATGAATTGTGAGTAAATTAAGACAAATGCCTCAAAGCCTTACACACCAATACCCTTAAAACCATCTTCCCTAAACCTTCCCTAACTCTATTTTTTCAAAAATCAATCAACTTGCTGTGGAATCAATCAAAAAATCAATAAGTTTACTCGTGTTATAGTAAATTTGTTTGGTTGTTTTGATTGATGTTGGGGCTGGTATTAAAGCCCCTTTTTAGATTTTGATTTAATATTCTTGTTCATCTCCATCCAAGCTTGATTATGATGGCTTTCATCAAAGAATCTTAAATAGGATTCCCAGTGAATTTTTAAGCTGTGCCCCATCCACTTTGAGGCAATAGCGGCATCTACTCCCAATAAAGAGCAACGCACCGCATACGCGTCTCTAAAATGATATGGACTCATTGTCCTTATTTTAAGTCGTTTTGTTTCTCTTAGAAAGAGTTTGTATATTCTAGTGCCGTAATCGTAGTTAATAAATCGTGTTTTGTATATCGGATCATGCTTTTCGTATAATTTCCAGCGATTTACCCAATCCCCAGGTACAGGATAAACTAACCGAGCGCCAGTTTTTGTATTGTCGCTTACCTTCACAACATAAGGCTCTATATGCGCTCTGGAAAGATCTAATTCTATTAACTCATGACTGCGTAAACCATAGGCTGCAAGTGTGCCAAAAATCCACCTGTAATCCTCCTTGACTGAATCGACAAAATCAATTAGTTCTAAATCACTGGGAAGTTCTCGTTTGACTTTCACTTTCCAACTCACTTTTAATTGGTGTAAAGTGTTTGCTATGCCAGCAAATTTGAACAATTGAATATAGTAATTGAGCAGCATATCACGCCTAGGAGCATCTACCTGATAAGCGCTAATAATTGGAATTATGGCTTTTTCGCTTAAGGGCTCATCTGGAGCAAGTCGACTAAATGCGTTCCCATAACTAATCCCGTAAACATACTCTCGTTTAATGTTTTTTTGATGAGTAAGCCAGTAATGTTCTTCAAATTCTGCAATCCATTGAGACGCTGGCTTAGTGCCTAGTATGCCGTTTTGCAGGTAATCACCCCAGCTAAATTGATTGAGCACTAACCTAGATTCAATCTCTTGAGCTCTAGCTAGAGCTATTTTTAATCCCTGTGGGTTGGCAGCTAAACCAGTGCTTAGCTCATATTGTCGAGGTAATACTCCCTCATTGGGTTTAGGCGGTAAAGTGCCCCTCAGATATACTCGATTATTTTTAATTCTTAATTTGATTTTGCTTAATCGCAGGTTGATTTTTATCAGTTCCTCTGTCAGCTTTTTGTCCATTTTTTGCAGTTTTTTTGATTGTGATATTTTTTAGGATATCAATCAAATACACCAATAAATGAAAAGTTTTACAATACAAGTACAATGGATCGACGTGGCAACTGCTGCGCAATTATCAGGGATCAAGCAACATTTATTCTATTTGCAAATCCGCAAGGCTAAAAACTTTCCAGGACATAGCCCGTTTAAACGAGGTGAACATTGGCGCCAAGTCAGCGATAAAAAGCTTCAGATAAATATAGAAAAATGGCTGGAGGCTTTAGATAAACTGTAATGCAAGATATACCCAAACGCCAATATCCTTTTGTTCACCCCAGTTGGATTAGCAGCTATTTAGCTGGAGATAATCAATGTCAGCTAGCGATGTATTTTAAATCAAACTATTTCCTCCCCAAGCGTCAATCGGATTTTAATTTGGAGGCTTACAAAATCAAACACAATACTCTGCTTGACCAGAGCGCACGTGAACTTACAGAGCAGGGCTATGACGTTTTTAGGGAGCATGAAAACGAGTACAGAGTCAACACTGAATCTGGGGTCATTCTTGCCTGCAAACCAGATATTGTAGCCAAAATGTTTGACAAATATTTGGTGGTAGATATAAAAACTGGTAAACCCAGAGCCAAAGACATAGCACAAGTGCAATTGTATATGTGCACAATTCCTACTGTGACGCTTCACGGAATTAAAACTATACCAAGCGGACTAATAGTCTATCCTGACCATAGTTTTGAGGTTTATCCAAATTCTATTTCTACCAAATGGAAACGTTTTGTTACTAGGCTGTTAAAAACTGCAACGCAATCCGAATTACCACCAGCTAGCCCATCTTGCCATGAATGCAAATATTGCGCTGTGGCTTCGTTTTGTGATAAGAAAAGCAAATTAATACCGGAGGCTCAGGTAAGCTTTGAATAGCCCTGTTTTGACATTATCTAAATTGACCGCAATTACTATTATCAGTGGGATTACTCCAGAAAAAACAGAGTTTTTTGAAAAAGCTAGTTTTTATTGGAGCTACCCAGAGCACCACTGGGTAAAACCTTGTAATAAATTTTCAGGAACCCTAAAATACTTGATCGAACATAATATGAAAACTGTTATCTGGACGGAAGTACTAGAAGTTATTGATTTAACTTTAAAATCCGAACCAGATGATGACAAGATTATGTTTTACCGATTAAGCAAATTTGGAACTCAAGCTTGTCACGGAAATTTACTTCGCAGGTTGCGATTTGAGCGCGGACTAGACGTTAGGTAATTTAATTTTAAATTTTTATATAAAATCTTTAAAATATTTAATTACACTTTCAGTTGTTAGGAAAACTTCTTTAGGATAAACAGCGCAATTAATAGAATTTATTTTAAAATTATCTATAAAAAAATTCATATCATGAACTGTCCTAGACTCTGGTTTTTTTCCAGACTTTTTAAGATGTTCAGATTGAAAAAGTCTCATTGCAGCAGTTAAAGGTATAGTAAATACCCAAGATATGCAGTTTTTATGGTTACAAGCGGTAAGTTTATCAATATCGACGCTGCCAATAATATAACTTAAATTTTCTATAAATTGACTTTGTTTTAATTCAATATCTTCATAATTTAAATTAGTTTTAATAATTATTGTTATATATTTTTCGGTTAACATATGTTCCTTTATTTATCCTGTTTGTACTTGTAGCCTAATCTATATGCCCTAATCTTCTAAAGTTTATTAGTAGAAAAAACTTTGGACAAGCTTTTTCTTTTTTTATATCTTTCCAAAGCTTTAAATAAAAATCCTTTTCTTTTGGTTCTAAAAAAAAATAAATATCTGGATATCTATTGAAAATATCCTTATGTAATTCCCCTAAATTATTAAAATTTCCGCTTGCAACATCTTCATCCCCTATTTTAGTTAATTCCACCATTTTTAGATTAGTAACTACAACGTCTAAATACTTACAAAAAGGATCGATACCAACACGAGTTTTTGGACAAAATCTTATTACACTATTTACTGAAAACCACATACTGTCCCCTGTTGGCTTTTGTAAAATTGAAGTTTTTTTGCCGTTTGCAATATCAGCAAAATATTCATTAGGTAGCATTAAATGTCTCATATGTTCCTTTATTTATCCTGTTTGTACTTGTAGCCTAATCTATATGCTTCTTTTAGTTCTTTATCTTGTTCGTACGCGCGGTTTAATGTATAAGCTTTTTCTAGCTCGATGCCCAAATATCCTAAATGGTCTGGAGCAATTGTAGGGTTATCTGCTGCTATCTCTCTGACAATCGTCAATGGCAATTTACCACGGTAAGTATTGAGAAGTTCGCCATTGCCAGCAGTTGTTTGGTGCACTATGATTTCTTGCAGATTGAACTCAACAATAAAGCTACCCACAGGATCTGCAAAATTGGGCTTGCATAATTTCCTGTATTGCCTCTTTACAATTGCTTGGGCATCGTGCCAATCGTCTTGGTAAATATGGGCGCTCTGGCTAATTGTAATCAATTCCCCTGCCGATATATCAAGCTTTTGGGCTACCTCAATCTGAAGGCATCTAAGCGCCATGGTATTGGCTACCCAAGCGCTGTACATGTCGTTACTTCTGAAAGTGGCAGTCAAGGTTAATTTCCCCTGAACAACTCTAAACCAAAGGTGATTTAGACAAGGCGTATTCTTGGTTTGCTTGCCGTCAATTGTTGGATCCCACAAGGAAATCGCAGCATTAGAGCAATTGAAATCTCCTCCACTTTTAGCGTCAGCGTTTAATTTTTCAATCACCTGCTCAACCTGATCCACGCCAAAATGTGACCTGATCCTTTGCCCGTAAGTATAGCTCACATCCCCAAGATTAGCAGGGTCTGAAAATTCAGCTAGATAGTTTTGAAAAAACTCTGGAGCAATTGGCAAGTAATCAGCAAACTCTAACCCATCTGGCTCTTCTGTAATCACTACAACCAAATCTATCAACTCACGCCACAACCCGTAACTACTTTCTCGGATTAATCCAGAAGTCGTTATCCTGTGGAGAATTTTAACCCAAGCTTGAGCTATGGTTTTTGTCTCAATTCTGTGAGCAAATGGAGAAGCTGGTAAAACCTTACTAGGAACAAACTCAGTCTCAGGATACGCTCTAGGATAAGCCCAGTGAGTTTTGATTTTGGTGATAGCATTGTTAACAACAAATGTTCTTGTGACACAAGCTTCCACGCTGTAATTGAGTATGCAACTCACGTTCTGCCTGATATCCTCTAAAGCTTCACTAGGAATTTCAATATCAATATAAGCCCGGACTTGAGAATTCACTACCCAGCAGGGCTTACCAAGATCGCTAGATCCTTCTTCAAAACCCTTAACAAAAAAATCATACAAAGCTTGAACCCCACCGGCATTAACATCCTCTTTGGTGCATCCCACACACAAAATATGAGTGATATAGGGATTGGCTAGGATATTGCGCAATAGTGGAGATAGACCGCGAGTAGGGCTATACAAATTACCAATAGCAGCGTAATAGTCCGGGTCAAGTTGCTTGGCTATTATTGCCGCTGGCGTCCATCCAGTTACTACCACAATAGAGCCATGTCCGCAAATTACCTGATTACCCTGGTATAGCGGACGGTAGGTTTGATTTACTATCTGTTGATCCGAATCCGCCACGTTTGTTAAATCTGGGGTCATTTTCAATTAGGTTAAATTCTGTAGTGATGTTGTGATGTATTACTAGTTGAGCTATAGCTTTTTCAGCTTTGAGCAGAATTGGCTTGTGCAAACTATATAAAGCCAGCAGTAGCTCTCCAGTGTAAGTGGGGTCGATAATGCCTACTGTATTAGCTAGCGCAACTCCCTTTTTTATTGTGGAGCTCCTAGGGTAAAGCCCAAACCAGTGATCAGTAGTTGGAGGGGCTAATATCACTCCAGTAGGCTGTAATGGTACGCGATACTCGTCCCGCTCATTGTCGTAGGGAATTTGGCTATAGGGATAGACCCAAGTGTCATGGGTCAGGTAAATATCAAAACCAACATCAGTAGGATTGTGCTTGATTAGTTGCTTCCCTGGACAATGCGGCAAGCGCAAATAATCTATTGAAATTGCCATAGCTCTCCACAAATTTGATTGATTTCTGTTCAATTTTATCAATAAGCTTAAACAGCAAAAAACCCCAGAAAAATTGGGGTTGTAAGTATATTTTGTTAGCAATAAATTTTAATTATATGCAAAGTTTTTAACTACTTGATTGCACCATTGGCTTCTTTCTTCAGGATCGTAACCACAAACTAAACACACGTCTAAAACCTCACCAATTGGATTGACTGTCCACCAATAAAATTTTGTGTTTCCCAGCAAGGTTGTTTCGTTGTCTTCTGGCAACGTCGTATAGAATTTGACCTCTCCTTTTGGTGTGTTGACAACGCTTTTTAGAATTGCATAAAGATTTAATATTTCTGGAGTAACTTCATATTTGAATGCCGTATAAAGCAAATCTCCAGCTTGTATTACGCCAACCTCCACCGGTTCTAATTCTTGTCTTGGGTGATTAATTTTGTTTAACGTGCACAAACGTGGTTGGCTGCCAATTACCCAAGACCATAACCTATCGGATTTTTGCATTTTAATCCACATTGATGTTCATTTCTAATCTCCTAATCTTTAACTTTTTGTAGTTTATGCGATATTTTTCAGAAAGTCAATACCTATTTTAAAGATTTTTCAATCAAGGTATACTAATAATATTTAATACTATTACAAAGATGGTCTCTAAGCTACCAGAAGAAAATAAATCTTGGGCTCAGCTTGATAAGGAGCCACTTGATTGGTATTTAAAATTTATTGCCTATTACCTGCCTGGGGTGATAGATGAAAGCGACTCTCTTCAAAGCGCTTATTATAATTATCTGCTATCTACCGGCAAAAAACCGGGGTCTCTCAGCGCTCTAAAGATTCCTAGAGAATGGATAAAAGTTTGCACTGATTACCAGTGGAGACAACGAGCTATTGACTTCAAACGGGCTCAGGCTGCTGAAATAGTCGAGCGCGAATCAGCATTAATTTTCGATATTATCAAAAAACGAATAGAACTAGTCCAACTTGATACAGAGCGCGTTGGCTATCTTGCCGAGCAATTTGATCAGGCTTATAGAGGTACCCATCTAGGTTTTAAGCGTCCAATCGATACTTTAAATTGTATCAAGGCAGCCCAAGCCCTGACCGAAAACAACCAACTGGCTATCAACCTGCTAGCTGAGCTCACTGGTATTAAAGAGCTGTTGGCAGAAAAAGAAAAACAACTCAGGGCTGCCGGTGAAACTAACTCTTAAAGATTGGGGGCAACGGGTTTATCTAGATCGGACTTACCGTAACAGTCCCTCGCAAGCCAACAAATCTCACTTGTTACCTATCCCCACAACTTGGCTAGAGTTTGCCAAGATTTGCAAGATTCGTTCTGGCGATGGGATTATATTTTTTGATCCCTATGAGTATCAAGTCAGGTTAATACAGCAAATTGAGACTCATCCTACTACAGTAATTACCAAAACTCGGCAGCTAGGAATCACCGAAACAATAATCAACTATTTTCTATTCAAAGCTTTAAGCAACCCCGGATACCTAGCAGTAGTATTTTCCAAATCCCAATCTGATACCAGTAATATCGCTAAAAGACTTAGGCGGACTATTGAGTTTTTGTATCAGTACTGCGAAACTAAAACCGACTCACTGACCGATATTGAATTTAAAAACGGTGGCAGAATCCTTTTTAGAAACTCTACTCCCAATGGCGCCAGGGGACTAGAATCTGTATCCGACATTTTATTTGACGAATCGGCATTTGTGGAGGAAATAGAGGAAATCTACAAAGCGTCGATCCCCTGTACCACGATGATGGGCGACCGTGCCAAAATTATCATCCTCTCTACCCCTAACGGGCAGTCAGGCTGGTATTGGGACAAGCTGGCTAACAATAACGATAACGTGGACATATTGGAGCTTTGCGAGAAAATCAAAGCTGAGGAAGTGGTACCCTGCCAATACTGGACTGATAAAAACAATTGGTGCAAATTTGTCCTTCACTGGTTAGATCATCCTAAATTTAAGCTCAAAAAAGCCACTTATTTGGAGGATTTACAAAAGCAGTATGGCGCTCCGATGGAAGTAATCGAGCAGGAATATAATTTGTCGTTTACCAGTGCCGAGTCCATAATATTTAGTAATGATTTAATACGCACTGTCAATACAGGTAACTGGGAAAAAGAAGTAGACCTCGACGCGTCTTACTATATCGGCATTGATACTAGCTTATTGGGCTTAGATTATTGCGTGGCAACTGTTTTAAAATCCACTGGGGATAAATTGTATTTGGTGGATATGTATCGCAAACGCAAGCAAACTAACGATTATCATATTTACCAGTTAACCGAATTAATACAAAAATATAACCCTGTAGCTGTGGGAATTGAGGTGAATAGCGGAGGACAAATTTATTTTGAACAGCTTACAAAATCTAACATCAATACCAATATTGAGCCAGTAAAAACCACTGCTGTGTCCAAGCCAGTGTTTATTAACAGGCTACTGCTAATACTGGAAAAAACGCAGCTTATAATCCCTAATGACCGGGTTGTGATAGAGGAATTCCTAAGCTTTAGAAATACCGATGGGAAGCTTCAAGCCATCGCTGGCAGGCACGATGATATCATTATGAGCTTAGCTTTTGCATTGTCAATAACTCAGGTTGTTGTGTAATTTCTGGTAAAAATTGGGGTTTTTAGGTCTTGATATTATTGAGGTTATCAATCATACCGACAACCATATATGAGCAATCTTACAGCTTTTGATTTTAACTCCAATCAAGTCCGCACAGTGTCTATTGAAGGACAACCTTGGTTTGTTGCCAAGGATGTGTGCAATGCTTTGGACATTCTCAATACCAGTCAGGTTGTGTCCAAATTAGATGAAGACGAAAAGCTGCTATATCTAATGTATATAGCAGGTCAACAACGAGAAACAGTTTTGGTTTCAGAATCCGGCATGTATTCTCTCGTTCTCAAATCTCGCAAACCCGAAGCCAAAGCCTTTAAGAAATGGATTACCGCAGTAGTGCTCCCCTCAATCCGTCAAACTGGAGGCTATCAAGTTGAGCCTCAAACCCCTAGGCAGTTGCCACCGGTAAGAGACGTAGTGGATTATGCCAAATCGCTGGCTGTAATAACCACTACTGCCATGCCAGCAGCACTCAAGCAAGCTTTCCTAGATCGCCTTGGGGATGAGATGATTACTACTAAAATCCCTGGGCAAATAGCCACCGCACCTAGATTAGTAGGAGTAGTGCAAAAAGCAGAAGAGCTAGGCTACAAATTGGATCACAGTCAGAGGGTGCGGATTGGCAAATTAGTAAAAGACACTGGACTTTCATATACCAGAGAGGAAAGATATTGCAACGGGCAAATGCGACCGATCAATTGCTACGAGGACGGGCCCGAACTAGAAAGCGCAATACACAGTGTTTTTGCCCAACTGAACTAAGCTATACTATACACAACACAACTCACCCAGCTATGTCGCAATAGGTACCTGCAAACGGTGGGTTCTTTTGTGCTTATACACAAACGCACTACAGATCAATTATCCATACAGTAGATTGTACAGATATCAATACACTAAGTATATTTGCCTATAAAACAAGATATATGGAAACCTGATAAATCCGGCTGCTGGCGACAGAATATCTTATATATTCTATTTCAATACGATTACCGGTACGACACTCGATACGATTATCAATACAATATCCATACGGAAACCTGATGAATCCGGCTGCTATCGACAGAATATCTTATATATTCCCTTGTCGGTACGATTACCGGTACGATAACCCGTACAAATACCCGTACAGTATATATACGAATTCCTGATAATTTCTGGCAAAATCGACAAAATATCTTATGTATTTCCCGGGTATCCGTACGTTTATCAATACGATTACCGACACATATAAGTAAAATCTCAAAATATCTAGAAATATATAAGAAAGTTTATAGAAAAATACCCAAAATTAGGTATAAATACCTATTGATTTTCTAGGGTATATCGCATATTATATATATATAAGCCCGATAAGGAGGTTCGTTATGTCCCAGTCCACCCAGTCCGTTTCCGAGTTCGTTCAAGCGCTTCGCGCTTCCCGCCAGCCCGAGTGGGCAGAGGCCGGTTTCTCCTCTTTTGAGGAGTTTGCAGCCCGTGAGTCTGCTCTTATGAGCACTCCCGTGCGCGTGTGGATCGAGTGGAAGCGTTTGTCCGCTATTGATACCGCCGCTGCGGATGCGTATATCCTTAGCGCGCCCATGATCGACGAAGATGGCGAGGAGTATTATCCCTAGGGGTTCGCCCTCCCCCGAAAGGGGGATTTTTTTTTGCTCATAGGTAGGAATGCCTATGGGGTTTTTTATGGGCAATAGTATATATGCTGTTAGTAGTTGCGCACCAATGCCGTTTGACTGCTGCTATACATAAATCTCCTATTAATTTAAAGCACTTTGTGCAACTCGGCAGCGGCCGCATCAACCCAAGGTCTAGCTGGAATTACCGTACCGCTTGCCAGTGTCGCGCCCTCATGTACTATGATCGCATGATCGCACTGATAGCTATAGACTACCTCGGTAGGAGATACTCGAGATACGTTTAGGCTATCGCGCAGCTCTCCAGTATCGACTATATCCCTGGGTGAACCTACTATAGAACCGTTGCGCCTGTGGGTATCGTTGGGCCATCCCCATTTTTGCTGGTCAATTTGGGCTAGTTGCTCTTGCTCAAACAATTCGACCACAGCTTGAAAATTTTGCTCTATTACGCTCTCTGCAAATTCCCAGTTAATCACGTTGTCAGTAGCTCCTTAAGTTTGATTTTCTCGTCATCTGATAAAAGCTTGGCTGCCATCTGCAATGCGTCTTTGGGGTAGACCTGCCTAAAAATATTTAGCTGTTTTTGGCTGTTAAATTTTTGATAGATTTTGTCTTTGTAGATAGCTCCTTCTGGAGGCTCAACAGGCTCAAACAAATCAGGATTGATACAAATGCGCAGATCTTGAGCTATCGCTTCAATTGTCTCTGTTGCCAGCCATTGCGCTCTAGATAAAATCATTAATTTTAGGAGTATTTACAGGTTTTTCTACAGCCAAATCATATATTCGTGGAGGTCTAGCAGTGGCAACTATCAAAGATTGCGTGATTGCGTCAGACTGGTTGACTATGGCTCGTTCTAAAATTTCCTTGTCGGTCTTGGATAGCTTGTCTAGTTTGAGGTACTGGCAAGATAGCGATTCAATTAAGACAGCATAGGCAGCCGCAGGATCAAAAATGTAATTCTTGTTGTCTTCTAGATTTAAAACCTTACAATTTGCTGGCAAATCTTGCCGGTAATTTGCTTTAAAAAAGTCAGCTATTTTTTTGCTTTTAAATACTATATTAATTTTACGATACAGACCAATATCTATAGGCTCAATAAAAACTTTATTTAGCTCAGTGAGATTAGCCAACCGTTTAAATTTCTTTACCTCAAATACCTTATCCTCGCCAGCAAAATCTACCTGAGCGCAGGCTAAAGATTGAGAATTTAAATTAATGCCAGATGTGCCAATGCCCAGAACCATTACTTGCAGCATATTTAAAACAAAACCCTCTTGGGCAAAAGGGTTCAAAACATTATTTAAAAGATGATATACCCCAAGAGGTATACACAAGTTTTATTTTATCGCAAAAACAAAACCCACCAATTTGTAGTTTTTGGAGGGTTCTTGAAATAATAGGAGATCGCTCGATTATACCAATCAAACACCAAATCAATTATACACTAACTAGCTTAGGTTTGCTTGACATACTATTAGAGACCGCTTGACGCTTGGCTTTCACCTTCTTTGCTGGCAACTGCTCATGAGTTGAAATCGTTGCTTTGTGAACCAACTGTCCATCCTCAAAATCAGCTTTGATTACTGTAAAGCTAGCTTTAATTTTGGTCTTTTTGCTAGGTCTAAACGCTGGCTCATCCCAGCTAATCGGCAGGTAACTATTTTTAAAAAACTGCTTAACTTCAGCTTGAGCGTTGCGGTAAATTGTAAAATAATTTCCTTTGAGGATCGGCACATTTTGCCAGACTCCTTTAAGCAAAAACCCCTCTGGCTCTTGAGGCTGAGTAGGATACCAGTAAAGCAATCTAAAATAATATTCCTTGCGCACTGGATGATATTGAGGATAGACTTTGAGCCATACTGGTAGGGTTTGCTTTAGATAGTATGGGTCTTGCTGGCTTGCCATGAAATCCAACAGCTTTGATTGCATATACTGGCAATTGTTCTTAAGAAACAATTTGTATTTTTTATCAAGAAGCAGGTAAAACAAACAGACATCCTTGCCGTCTTTTTGCTCTATTCTGTATGAGATTGCTCCTTGAATCAAGCCAATTGCCTGATAGAAATGATCCTCTGGCGGGGTAATCTTGCGCTTAATTGGTTTAGGTAATTTGCTCATTATTTTACAATGTCTATTGGCATAATCAAAATTAAGGAATTGGTGTTTTCTTCTTCTTGCTCTGGAGTGATAATTACTGGCTTGGTAGACTGATTTAATTTAATTCGTATTGAATCAGAACTGACAGATTGAATAGCCTCAATCAAATATTTGATATTGAAGGCGATAATCAAAGAAGTCAGCCCATTGCCCTTAGCTGGTTCAATTGCCATAACTTCTTGACTGGAGTTAACTTCATTTTTCGCGCTGAGCTCTAATTCCCTGTGGCTAATACTAAATTCAACTATATTTTTATTAGAAAATAATGCCACGCGTTCTAGTGAGCTCAATAGCTCCTTGCGGTTGATTGTAAATTCTAATTCAAATTTCTTAGGCACTAGGGACTCATATTGAGGATAATTTCCCTCAAGCTTTCTGGTAATCACAATATCTCCAGAAGCTAGGGTTATGCGCAGCCATGCCGAATCTATCTCTAGAGAAACCACCGAGCCTTCTAGTAGTCGGTTGATTTTTTGCAAGCTAGCTCCTGGTATCACTACCTCAAAAGCTTTTTCCCCAGAATCACAACTGCTTGCTTGCACAGCCAATTTGTGACTATCAGTAGCGGCTGCTACAAGACTTTGCTGCTCAGATAAATATTTAAAATCAACACCAGTGAGAATCTGTTTACTCGGCTCATTAGTATAGAAAGAACCAGTAAATTTTATAAGTTGCTTGAGCAACTTGGGATCTATATCAAATTTGATTTCTGGCGTGATAGCAGGCAGGCTTATATAGTCTTTGTAATTGCCTCCGGCAATTTGATAGCTGCCAGTAGAAGCTGTGATTGTCGTTAAACATTTTTCATCCACATGGAATCTGATATCTCCAGAGAGGCGGCTCATCAAATCGCTCAATATCTGCTTATTTATCGCTACAGAGCCCGGTTTAACTACAGTGGCTTGAGATTGTGCCACGCATCCTGATTGTAGGTCAAACCCTGTAAAAGTGACTTGTTTGTCTTTTGCTTCAATCAGGACTGTTTTGAGAATTGGGTTATTGGGATTGGCTGGAACAAAGGCAGCAGCTTTGCTCAATGCTTGATACAGTAGTGCTTTAGTGGTTATAAATTCCATGAGACATTATTTGTGTTGATTGATTTACCTTGATTGTACAATAAGCTAGCGATTAGCCAAGTGATCCATATACCTATTGACAAGGGAGATAACAACCCTTTAGAATCAAAATTACTCAACAGAGTAAAAATAACATTACGAGCAACAAATACCGTGAGCAACACTACTGGCAACTTTAACGAGTTTGAAAACGAAATCGCCCAGCCCCTAGTCCGCCCTTGGGTTCAGGTAGTGAACGTCAAAAACGATTCACTAAAAAACATTGCAAAAGACAACAAACCTTGGGGGTTTTTCCTAGCGCAAGAGCAAGCCACTGATGTGGGATTTGAGCCTGATAACAATTGGGATGATATTGATATAGAATTTGTTGACGATGAACCAACACATGGGTATCTAACCAAATCGCCAAGGTTTGTTGTAATTCAGCGTTCACGTCCCGAAGCATACAAAAAAAATTCTTATGGAAATTGGCGATACGAAGGGCTGTATTTTGGAGATTCTGCCAATTCAGCATCAACCAATTACCACGAATTAATTAAAGGTCTCAGCTCCGATGATCAAAAAAGCTGGCGTTCAATCACGCGATACCTTTTGATGTTTGTTGATGAAAAAAATCAGCCTCTTCACAGCAAACCATTACAACTCAAATTAAAGGGCGCTGGAGGATACGCAATTGGACAAGCTATTGTAGATACTTATGTCAATTTTGAAAAGTCCTATTTTGCCAGCATCAAAAAACCGCATTCTATAATCTCACCGGCTGGCAGAGCTCGCATTGTGATTGACCTAAAACTGGGTTTGGAAAAGCCCGGCGCCAACAGTCCTCAGATTGTTGTTGAGACCCTATCTACTCCTAGCGTTGCTCTGGGCAAATTTCAAGAAGTTGACAGCAAGGGTAAAACTGTCAAGCATTTTGGGGTGAGCCTTGATTCTATGCTTGTTAGCGCTTCTACTAGCTTTGGTGCTCAGCTTAGGGATTTGCACCAAGACAATTTAGAATTTGCCTTGCCCGGTGGCAAAAAGGCTCAAGCTATTGTTAATACGGTTGATGATGAACTAGAAACTGTTGACGATGAAAATGCTGATTTGATGCCGTTCTAATAACTTTACAAGCTGGGCTAATCACCCAGCTAAAACTATCAATCTTAGGAGAATACCCCATGAATAATACCGCTTATGCGCTTGATGCAATGGCGCGTACATTTGCAAGCCACTGGTTAGAAAAATGCGAATTTACAAAGCAAAATAATGATTATGTTGCATTTTCTAAAACATTAATGCCTTTTATGCAAGAGTTAACCGGCATCAAATCAAATGTTTGGGTATTAGCATCAACAAAAGAAATTGTAAATGCGTTAATTGATGTTTACAATAATGCATCGCACAATGAAGATATTTGTTTAATTTCAACAGAATACTATCAAAAAGTATCTGATTTATTGGAACAAATATAACTTTTACAAGCTGGGCTAACCCCCAGCTAAAATTATCAATCTTAGGAGAATCGCTTATGTTATCAATATCACCAAAGCAAAATTTAGTGATATTAGATGTTTCTATATGGGCTAATAGCTGCAAAATAGAAGGAGATTTTTGCAAATTTACTTATGGTTTTTTGCGAAAAATTAAACAAATTCTCGTAGAACATTGTGAGTTTTCTGATGATGATTTGCCACATTATGATGAATTAATAGAGGCTTTGTGGTTAGTAGATAAATTTGTCTACGCTGAAAATGCACTTGATGCGTACAATGCTAATTCGATTTGTATTATTCCTGTGCAATATCATGAAATGGTATTGTCTGCACTTAAAGCCAAGGTTTTAGTTGATGGAAAACTTTTAAGTCTTGAGGAAAGGTATAGGTGGCCTAAGCAACTTGGTGACTCCACTGCATTGTGGTCTTTTGATTAATTAACCTTACAAGCTGGGCTAATCACCCAGCTATCTACATAAGAAACAATTATGCCGTCAGAAGAAGAATTATTAGCTCTAGTCCACAACTGGTTAGCAGATTGTCAACTTATAGAGCCTCAAAATGAACAAGAATTGCCCTACTATATCTATCCAGTGGAGTATTCTGATCAAATATTCGATCAATTAAAACTGTGGGATGGCTATCACATCAAATGGCATTTGTTTTTTTTGTTAAAAGCTTTAGAGCAAATGCTGGACGTTTCTTGGTATGAAGATTCTAGTCCTTTGCATGTTTGTACTGAGCCCGGAATTTACCAAGACATTGTCAAATTTACAACCCCAATACAAAAAAGGATATGACAGAATCACTAAAACAATTGTTAGACCTTGTCCAAGATTGGCTTAAGGATTGCCAAGAAGATTTTCAAAATATAGAGTATTTTGAAAACGAGGAGGATGACGAATTTATTGTCAGTAAAATCTATGTTTTTGACACAGTTTATTTGTTTGATTTGGATGAAGAATTGGATCGCTGGAAAGAAGTTGAGCTTTGCTCAGACAGTTTGACAGACCAATTATTGATCCTGCTTGTGCAGGCTTTATATGATGCTAGCTCGTGCGATCCAAATAGTTTTAATCCCTCCAAATACTATATTGATGCAGAATATTACGACAAAATCTCCAGTATTGTAAAATCAATACATGCAGACATTAACAACACTGGCGACAATAAAATCGGCTCTCTTCAATTGGATTGCTGATTGTGTTTATATCGACAAATATTACAGGTTTGATGTTAGTTATATTGCCCAGTTCAACCAGTTGATTGGGCAATTTGAAGATCATAGAATTGACGATAACTTGACCCCATATTCTCCACAGCTTAAGGGTCAAGATAAACTAGTTGATTTGTTATTGGGCATAGTTGTAAATGCCGAAATCACAGGCAAGGATCAAGCAATAATTGCTCAAATATTTCTCAATAAAGCTAAAGAATTACTAGCTCAATCCCTTCTTTAATTTAATCAACTCGACATAGTACCAAAAGGGATCCTCTTTGGGAGCTTTATTGTGTAGTTCCTTAATTGAGCCTAGGCAAATACAATCTTTTCCAGGGATTGAAAGCCATCTGATTATATTGTCGCGGTCTATATAAATTTGTTTGGTGGAATCCCAGTTGTTCTCTATGCAGTCTGAAATTATTTTGTTTAGCTTTCTAGCCGCTCCGTGGATATCAACTTCAATCAGGCTCTGACTTGGTTCCCAATTTAACGATTTGGGCATGCAGTTCTGTTACTCCAGTAATCTCTTTAAAAATTCTTGGTGGCAATAGTCCGCTATCTCTAGCTTTGATTATTATTTGCGCCGTCTTGGGATCTATTAATTCAGCCTGCTCTATTGAGCGCAGGTCAAAAGGTAGAAAATCTTGCAAGTCTTTGCCAGCAGATTTTTCATGATCCCTGATGTACTCGTACGCCATATAAGCAAGGTTTGCCGCGCTTAGCGATTGAGCGTTTATTTCTTCAGCCTTGACTTTCTTTACCCCTTGCCAAATCTTAATGATCTGGTTTTTGGGCATATTGTAAAAATCATCCAGAGGCAATCCATAGGCAATCCATTGAAAAAAAACTTGCTCCCAATCCGGCTGAGGCAGATTGTAATATTCAATCTGAGCCTCGATTAGATTGTCGCTCAGTTCTGCTTCCCCTCACTAGAGCTCCATCCGTTAATCTCGTTAGTCACAAAACCAGCAAGGGCTGAGCGCAAGCCACTGTGGAGATTGCGCACATTCTCGCTGGTAAAAGCAACACTGGATTCTAATCTTTTGCCGGAGAGAAACAGGGATATTAACGCTACGTAATAGTTATCAAAACTTGTATTGTAATTAGCTTGCACTTGATCGTACTGCTCATTATAGGGAGCTAGTCGCTCGGCAATAGCTGCGTTTTCCTGCTTTAAATCCCTTTTAGCCTGGGCAAGTTTGGCTTTATCAGACTCTAGAGAGAGCGCGTCAATTTCCTCTAAAAGCTGCGGTGAAGTACGAGATGTGACCTCGCTAGGAGTTAAGCCAGTGCTTTCAGAGATCAGCTTGATTGTATTGAAATACTGCTTGGCACAATCTAGATAAGCCTCGTGAGTTTCTTGAATTGCCTCATCTTCGCTGGGATGAATTCCGTTGCGCTTGAGCAGGCTAAGCCCGATTGTCCCTTCTTTATTTTGATTGACTATCTTATCGAGCAGGTCAAATTCTGGAGAGTTGTAGCTAAATTCGATCCACTCCGGCTTGATTTCTAAAAAATAAGTACTTGGCTTGAATTTACTAAGCAGTGAAGTCATGATTGAATTGATAGTTCAAAATTGGTGAGTAAACGCGCTGAGCTTTGATGTTGAAGCTCGCGAGGTATTACTATTTTAATACGTTGAGATTTTATCTCATCTGGGTATAAAATCACAATATTTTGTCTGATATCTGGAGCAAAATAGCAAAAATTAACCAGGAGTTTTTGTCTGTACCTCCTGGCATTTGCTATCCAAATGAAATCGCCATCACTCCAGTGAGAGCGCAATATCTCAAATTGATTTTGTTGCTTAGTAAGTAAAATATTCAAGACCGCCACTAGGCTCAAGATTCACCGTCTGCTGATAAAATCCATTTCTTTGTACAGATTCAGGCAATCCGGCAATAATCGCTTCAAAAGAGTAGCCACCGCGTTGGTTACCTTTGAGTACAGTAACATAAACATATTGTCCGGCAAGGTTGGCCTTTTGAAGGATTTTTAGCGCAGGATCCCCATAAACCTGGGTTCCTTGAGTTGAGGAGCTGGCATCAATACCCACTACAGCTTTTTGATAAAAGAATCCAGAGCTGAAGTTGAGCTCCTGAATAATGTCGGGTTTTTGGTCAAAGTTCAGCTGATTTGCGCTCAATAGCGGAACATACGCTTTTAATTGAGCAGTAGCGGTAACAGCAATAGCGTACTGACTAGGTAGAATTGGCACACCTGCGCTACCTGCTGGAGTGTATTGAGATACGTATACAGGTTTGACTACTCCAGAATCAATAAATGGAATTCTGGTACCTTCGTAAAGATCAATTGTTGATGTGTTTTTTAAAACCAACTCGTTAGTACCAACAGAAATAGCACCAGTTGAGTTGATAAATCCGGTAATAGCAGCAGTAGTACCACTTGAGCCATAACCAGTTCCGCCAACTAAATCAGTAAAATCAGTAACCACACCGCCTACTACAACCAAAGTGGCGCTAGCGCCCGAACCTGTGCCAGTAAAAGCGATTACCGCGCTATCAACATAACCACTTCCACCGTTGGTAATTTGAATATCAGTGATCACACCATTGGTTACGGTAACAGTCGCGGTGGCACCTGTACCTATTGCAGTTGCATTAGCTTTTATTTCAATCAAAGTGTAAGGGACAGTGGCACCACGGGAATACGCAGGAGAAATCAAGAGCTTAGTATCTTGCCCAGGGGTAAAAGAGCTTTTATTACTGATAACGGTAGAATAATTTAAAACGGCCATATTTAATCCAAATACCTTAATCGATTAAGTTTATTTGTATTTTAACATAGGCGTATTAAGTCATTAAATACCAACTAGCCGCTGTGATTTTGACTGTTGTGGTTTCGTAAACTAGACCGCTGCTGAGCTGGGTATAAGGCACCGTTCGAGGCTGATCAATAATTATAAAAAAGTTGGAGGCGAGTAATTTAGTTACCGCCAGCTGGTTTGTTTTTCCTGTGTCGTACTGCCTGAGTGTCAGCGTGTATTTTTCGTAAAGCTCCAATACGTTACTAAAAGCCGATTGCGGTGAAAGATCGCTTTCTCTAGAAATTATCACCTCAATTCCAGATTTTTCCTTCACCCTGTACTCTGTAGGCAAGGCTGGTGGCTCAGTCCAGATCGAAGGGAAAGTCTTAATTACTGTGTTTCCTTTAACTAATTCGTATTGCCCAAGCTCGGATTTTAAGAGTTTTTTGATTGTATCGCTGAGATATTTGAAACGAACATCAATTTGAGCTTGAGTGGGCAATTGAGGCAAAACTAGTGGAGGTGGAGCTAACGTAACCGGATTAGCTGCTGAACTATTTAAAGATTTTAAATTAAAAATCGCTGTAACCTGTGGAGTAACCTGCTGCAAATCAGCAGTATCCACTGTGAGAATATAATCACCTGATCCGCTCAAAGTAACTCGTAAAACCATATGTATTAAAAATATAAATAATACACTTATCTTATCAATAACAATAGCCCTGGCAATTGCCAAGGCTACATTGTACAAATCTTAAAGTCAACTTCTATTATACTAGGCAGCTAGCAGATGCGAAATCTTCCTAGTGATTGCTCTTTGAGATGCAATCGCATCTGCCACGTCAAAGCGAAAATTCTCAAATTGCAAAGTGACCTCATTGCAGTGAAATTCTACTGCCCAAGAGCGAACCGATATTGAATCCCACTTGTGAGTAATAACAATTTGGTAATTGCCACGGTTGTAACGCAAGCCTGTAACCGCGTGACCATCGCTGGCTATATCTACAAAATTCTCCAGTTTGACTGTTGTGTCTAGTGAATTAAAAACATAGCCAACCCTTTGGATTTCTTTCTGACACAGGTTGACAATTGACAACCAATCGTCTGTAGTTGTTGGTGCGAAACTGCCAATTCTGGCAAGGTAGCCTAAAAGGACATTGTCCTCTAAAGATTTAGTTAACTGGCAAATCCTCACAACTTCAGATAGCTCAAGGTTTTGAATATAGAAATATAGCTGGCTGGTAGTATTGATTGCTTTCATGGTTTTTTTCCTAAATTTAAAATCCGACTTCACTGGCTGCTTCTAGAGATTCTACTAGATCAGCGATTACCTCTTTTGAGGCAATAAGATTAAATGTGTCTGTGGCGTCACAGACGGCAGAATGGACAAGGTAATTAAATGGGTTTCTGATGATTTCGTTACGTAGTCCGTTGAGGACAAATACGTCCCCTTTAGCGGTTCTGTAATAAAGCTTGCCGTCACGTACAAATAGCTCCATGATTTTCTCCTAGGTTTGATGGTGGGGCTATTGCAAGCCCCTAATATTTATTTCTTTAATACTGCGGTAACAAAAACGTCTGTGACGTTTCCTTCGTTGTCCTCGTAGTTTTCTATGGATTTGATCAATAGTGTCCCTTTGGAGGTTTTGTAAGTCTCTCCAACTTTTGGAAAAAGGCTAACATAGTCAAATCCAATCCCGCGCATTGGTGGCTCTTCACAAAAAACAAACCAAGTGTCGGCAGCAGCTTTAATCGACTCACCAAACCTCTCGGTGTATTTAGCAAAGCCTTTGCCAGTAAATTTGCAAAGGACGCCTTCAAAAGTAGTAGCGGTAGTAATAGCGTTCATGTCGTATCTCCTAATTGATTTAATTTCTTAACTTTCTATAGCTTATACGATTTTTTGTTGGGGGTCAATAGGTATTTATACCTAATTTAAGATAAATCTCGATAATAGGGAAATTCGTTGATTAATTCTTGATAAACATCTGGGGAATCGCGTTTTAATTTAGCAACTCGCCCCCAGTTTGCGCCCAAAGTACCAAGCGCCGAACCATTTCTTGTGTTAGGGTCTAAATCGTATTGACTGGGATATTCCAACTCGAACATATTAATGTAGTGCCATATATCCTGCGTTTTCCACCATCCGACTGGGCAACAATAAGTTAATCCCCTAGCTGGATATATTAAACCTCTAGACCTTAAAGATTCGTATCTTCCTCTAGCTTCTTGCGCGCGCAAGCCCATAGCGACGCCTTTAATATTGTTGTTTTCTTGATATTCCTCCAGAGGATCATAGAAAATTGCAGATCTATTTGAAACTTTGTTGAATTGATTAAAATCGTCTCTTTGCCTGTGTGCGGTAAACCTAGAAATGATTGGACAAAGCTCTACTGCGTTTGGCATTTTGCGCACTATTTCAATTGATTCTGCCCAGTCTCCCAAATTTCCAAATTGCCCTTTATTTACCCACACGTTGGGACAATTTGGATAAATTGTGGTGATTAGGTGGCTAGTCACAATTGAATCTTTACCACCTGAAACCGAACAATAAACTTGATAATCACAAAGCTCTAGCCACTGCTTGATTAAATCTAGAGCTTTGTTGATTTTAGGCTTGAGCCAAGGGATTTGTAAGCCAGAGCCTTTGCTAAGAGGCAAGACAATTCTCCTGCTTAATATTCACGCTTGGTACCCAGCAAAGAGTTGTAGATTCGTGGTGCCAGCTTGGTAATTTCCAAGCTGCTAGTTGTTTGTGCTCAGGCAATTTAGGAGTAAATAGCTCTACTGGAACCGGTCGTCTAAGCCTGTTGTCTGGTCCAATTATTGACCAATCCCCTGGAATTTCTTGAGCAGTCCAGCTAGTAACCAAGCCATATCCTTGGCTGCGTTTTTTGCCTAGGTGAGTTACGTTTCTGAGCAATCTTAAAATTGTCTCTTGCTCTCCTACCACGAACCAGTCAATTCTACTAATCGTACGCAAAAAAAGTGGCATATCGTAAGACTTGAACTGCCCTTGACTTGTATCTACCTTGGCTTTCTTTTTGCCCCAGTCTAAGTGCCTATCCTGGTAGTCCCAGCGCTTACGAAAATTGACTTGCTCTTCTTTGCTGTAAAGATAGTGTGGAGAGCTACAGTGATAAAATCCCAATTTGTTTTTTAGTAGGGGTAAATCTATCTGTGTTATCTCTTCAAGTTTTTGTGGATTGGGATCTAGTAGCCCTAGTTCTTCTCTGAGCTTATATTCAATCAATCCTTCAATCGCTGGAGAAAGGCTGTCAGTAGTGGCTAAAGGTCGTGAAAGGTGCGCTGTAATTTGTAAAGGAGTCATCCTAGTATACCTGCAATTTCGTTTGAATTTTGGTCTAAATATTGTTCGTATTCGTGAAGATATTGAATATACCTAGCCTGTTGTTTGGCTGAGCGCTCAGTCAAGGTATGTTTGCCTTCTTGTACCAGCATCCAATCCCCTGTTTCACCCTCACTGGAATAATAGATTTTAGCTGCAACCTTACCACAGCCTGTATTAGCTTGCCCACCAACATAAGGTGAATCTGCCCAAGCCAATATAGCCCGAGCAATAAACCCCTCCTCGACATCTGTGATATATCCGTCCCACCGAGAATACAAAGTTGCGCCTTGCTGTATTAACCATGAACCCATAATCATCTGATTACTCTTGGGTTTTTCCTTTTTAGTTTCTCCAGAATCAAAGAGCGTTTGTTGAACTTTGCCGGCTGATGGTAAAAGGTGCTTTACCAAATTGGGGTCATGATGAGAATCCCGTCTGGTTTTTTGTATATAGGTAAGCCAGTGTGGGTAGGGTCTAAGTTTTTGCTCTAAAAAGGGTAGCCAATATTTTAAGGTTTCCTTGTAATCTAAACCAGTACTGGTGGATTCCTTGCCAGATAAAAAAGCTTGCACTCGTTCTGCTTCTAAAGTCCTTTTGGCGTTTTCAATTTGAGTTAAAGCTTCAATTACTTCAACTGGCAAAGCTGGCTTAAAAGTATTAAAAATTGCTAATGCGCTTTCGTAGCAGACCAGCGCGGCATCACCCACATTGAGCCTACCGCCAATCATTTGGGCATCAGTAGCACCAAAAACCCCTTTAGGTTTGGCTGTTCCTAATAAAGAAATTGGTGGTAAGAATTGCCTAATTTTTTTATCTAATTCAAGATTATTAGAAGTCCCGCCATCAAGAGCGCCCCCACAAAAAAGTGCATGATGCAAAAGTGGATTTACTGTGATTTTTAGGCGAGAGAGCATATCGTCAATTCCCACTCTGCGCAATATTCTATTTCTCAATGAATTGCCGGATAAGCAGAATATAGGAGTAGGTTCACCTTCAATATCAGTAAGTGTGACCGTCCGCAAATTGGCTTGATTGCCCACGGTCTCGCCAATATGACTCAAAGGAGCTAAAGTTTCTAAGACAAGGTGAAAAGTAATGCGATGGCGCTTATCTGGATTGTAAGTACTAAACATCGAAAGTGTCTCCTTGATTTTCTTGTGTATTGTTTTGCCAATTAAGCTTCTCTTCTTCGTGCTTGAGCCTCACGTATAGAGTTACTAGTTGAGGTCTATTTAAGCAAACCTTCAGAACGTGCCTTTCAGTAATTCCGTACTCAATGCGCCATTGGTGAATCAATTGCTCCCAATCTTGATAGGCTAAAGCTTGATCTTTGTTGAATTGTTGCAAATCACCCAAGCTGCCATCTTCTGAAATAGCAGCTCTTAGGACAACCTGATTAGGTTGAACTATCTGGCGCCAGATATTGGGCTTGAGCGTAGGGACTGAAAGCTTGAGCGAAAGATTCACTAAATAGTCACTAAGGCTTCTTGAAGGTGTGGCAGCGTTTTGTATAGAAGACTGCATGTACTCCCAAGTTTTTAGCCCGTTTGCTGCTGAACTGGTATCTCGGCACCTAAAAACCCAATAGCTTAAAGCAGCAGCTAGTGAAGTAATCCTATCGTCTGTAGCAAATCCAAGCATATTACTAGTATGGTTTGATTGATTTATATCAATATATCAATTACTAAAAATATGAATTTTTGCTATTTGTGTGGAGCTTCTGGCGCCACTAAATCACTAAGCTTAAAAGATAGCTTTACAGCTCACTCTAGGGCCAAAGTGCCAGAATCTAAGCTTTGGTGCGATAGGTGCGCTTGGGTAATTCCCATGCGCGTCAAGTATTACAATCCCAATACCAAAAAGGAAGGGCTTTTATTTTCTCGCACCTTTAGCTGGCTGCTTTCCAACCAGCAATCCTATCCAATTTTTGAAGGTGATCGCGTGCATACTTTGCCCAATAGATCGCTAATCAGGCAGTGGCTTATAAATCCACCTGAGCCACCTTTTACAATTGCTATAGCTGAAAGTGGGCAAAAACATATTCTATTTCTAGCCCAAGAAGCTCAAGAAAAAGATAGATTCCCTGTGCTTTTCGAATTGGATTTACTGGAAATTGATCGAGCTAAATTTACAGAAAATCTAGAGCAATTTGAATTATTAATGAGCTGGGAGCTTACGAAGACAGAAATACTCAGCGGAAACTACAAATCACAAAACCTGCTCAAGCTTCACAGCAATCCTGAATTCTGGAAAGCAGAACAAGTCCTAGCACCAATTAGAGGAACTAGAGTTTTTGAATTAATTTCACACGTCGCTTGTAATAAGCAAGCAGAGATGGACTAACTGCTATGCCTGATTTGAATTGAAACTCTCTAATGATCTCTTTATCCCGAGCGCCTCGATTTTCTCTAAGCAGTTGGCACAAGAGCTCTTGTTGCTCTTTACTAAGCAATCTTCTAGGAGCAACAATCTTTTTATCGTGAGGTTCTACCTCAAATGCGATTGATCTGACTTGTGCTAATTTACGCCTTTGGTAGCAAACTTGATAATCTGGGTATTTTGCCCCAGTGCGCTCAAAAAGCAATTGAGCTATCTTTTTGCAGGATAGCTTAGTGTGCAACTCAAAAACCTGGCTTAATACTTGCTGCTGATCTTTGGTCAGTATTTTCTTATTACCCTGATTAGGATGTCGTCTGAGTGCCAGCGTTCCTTCTAATTCAACTTGTCTAATAAATCGATTAAGTGTGCCAGTGCTAAGCCCTAAATCGCGCTCAGCCTGCCTAATCGACTTATCGGAATCTTTCCAGTATTGGTAAAATTTCAGCTTTTGCTCAGGTGTGTAAGATTTTCCAGGCATAAAAAAAACAGGCTAAGCTTAGCCTGTGAAAATATTTTAAATTGTAACTTAAGACTCTAGCCCTTGCTGAAAAAGTTCAATAGCTTCAATTGTGGAGGCAAGGTTTTCAACAACGTCAGCGTTTAACACTTCGTCAAACGCGCTAGCGTCTGCTGGCAAATGCTTGACAACTTCCCAGCAATTGTCTGTATAGTAATTTGGTGAGGACACCAAGTAAACAGCCTTGTCGGTAACAAAATAGATTTCAGTTTCAGTGCTGTAAAATCCGGCTTCAGTAGTAATAGCGTTCATCTCGTATCTCCTAATTGATTGATTAATTTCTTAACTTTCTATAGCTTAAGCTATTTTTCGTTGAAGGTCAATAGGTATTTATACCTAATTTTGGAAATTTAAAAAAACCAGCCTGCTCCAAAGTGTTTTCTTCCGCCCAAACCCTTTTGCTGCAAGGTTATTGAATCTTGCTCAGATAATCGAGAAGCAATCACGCCAAATCCCAAAATTGCCCTATCATGGATCTTGAGCGAACTGACCCTAGTAAAATCCAGTCTTGCGGTAACGCCAATTGTCTCTAGCGCTTTATTGCATGTGTGCCAAAATTTATCAACCGGAGGATTGGCGTAGTCCCAAATCCCTGGTAATTTAAAAGTCACAATTCTAGCTTGCAACCTGCTTTTTGGCTCTATCTCCTTCAGTCCGGGATTAATTAATTTTATTTGGTGATTTCTGATATTTAGAATTTTACCTGCTAAAGCTTGCTGGTAATAGGCAGTGTCGCACCCTTTGGCTCTTAGCCTGAGCCTTGATCCGTCGTTGATTTTAATTAGTCCAGGTGGATCTGATTTGCCTGGGATTGAGCAGAGCAACGCATCCTCTGGTAAATCGCCAGCGATTGCCTTGATTGCACTATATAGAGAAAATCCATTGTCTGCTGGCAAGGATGAGCCTGATACTTTAAATTCTAATTCTAGAAATTGCTCTAGCACAGAATCGGATTGTTTATTTCTTTCGGTAACTAAATTTGTAAGCATTACTAGGTAAGGGTTTTGATTGATTCGTTTAGTGTTTTTAGTGCTTGAGCCATTGCCAATTTAGCCAGTTGGATGTCGACTTCGACTATCTCGCCAGCTTTGTTTTTAAGCAGTATTTTTTGCTTATTTTGTGCCACGGCGTAAGCTCCTCTCTTGGTTAATCTGCTCAATTGTCCACAGTTGCAGACCTTGCTTGATTGCTTTTTGTCGCAATTCAACCAGCTCCTTTGCAAAATCTGATTGATAAGGGCTTAGCGCAGAATTGGTTTGGTTATTTCTTTCGGGAACTAAATTTGTAAGCATTACTAGGCAAGGGTTTTACGCAACGCCTTTGATTGTATCAGCAATTAAATTAAGCCAATCTGGGCAGATCATATCCTCTGCCAATTGAAAAACTCTCCATCCGTGAACTAAATTGAGGTTGTGTTTTTCGTAGGATTTGAGCAAGCCAGATCCGCTAGTGTGCCTCGATTTGTGCCAAATTTGTCCTTCAATCTCTATCCCCACTTTGGTGGCAGTATGGGCAAAATCTAATCTAAATTTCCTGCCGGGAATTGATTTGACCTCGCGCTCTAGGGCAATTTCTGGATAGAGCTCTCGCCAACTGCGCTCAAAATAATCCTCTAAGTGGGAGCTAGGCATTAGTAATTTGCACCTCAGTATAATTGCCGTAACCAGTGATTGAACTTTGCTGGTATATCCTAAAAAATTTATTGGCAACACTATTATTTAAATCGACTGATTGTTGAGCCTGAGTATAAATAAAAGAATTGACATTGCTTACGTAATAGGTATTCACTAAAACCCTATTGGTTTGATTTTGAGCGTAAATCACCCAAACTTCAATTTTAAAAGCGCTGATTTCTCCAGAAGCAAACCCAATATCAACATAGTCTAATAGACCGCCGTTTTGATATGTTCTCCTATACCAAGACAAGGTTATATCGCCGTTGCTAGCTTTAGTTTGCTTGACGCCTGTAACGTTGTATGGCGTGGCAGATTGAGCCTTATAGTTGATTGTCACAATATCTGTAATATCTGGTTCGGTTTGGTCATAAGGTACAATTTTAAATTCTACGTTTTTGCCAATATCTCCTTGTTTTGTTGCAAGTTGAGTAACATTATTTAAAAGTATGGCGCTCTCTCCGACAACGTGAGTTCCTGTTAATCGTTCTGTCCCTTTTGCTCCTCTGATTAAATAAGAAATTTGATAAACATTATTTGGTTTAACCAGCACATCTCTAAAGGCTATAATCTCTTGCCCAATTAAAATTAAATTTTCCCCTGCCAAAAACGCGTCATCCGTGACAGATTCAAATATAGAATTTGGCGCGTAAATATCAATTCTTGTATAGGGGTCAATTACTCCAGTTGGACCATTTGATATAGGAGTACTGTAAACAATTCCTGTAGCGCTGCTACCTTTGACCGTGATAGATTCATTAAAAGTCAAGCCATTGTCGGTAGAGACAAATACTGTTCCTGTGGAGAAATTGGAAACGCTCTCAACCGCAAAATATATTCCTAGAGGATTGTCTGAATTTTTCAATACTGGAATATCCAATACATGCAGAATGCCTTCAGTGTAAGAGCTGACATTAGAATATGGCTTAGCGACTTGGGGTGTGTAGTTGGAAACGACTTGTGTTATTGCGTAATAGTTATTATCGTTTCTAGGGTCATAACTGATTGTATTACTGTCGTTAAATCCTGGTGTTGTATCGCTTGTTTGTACTGTGGCGACTATTACTCCATGATCCCAATCAAAAAGCGGAGACCCTTGGCTCCATAACGCTTGTGGTATTGCTAGTGGAGCATCTGGATAATTAATATAAATTGTGGGATCGCCAATAAAGCAACTGGTATTAAAAACAGGAACAGGGCTAGACTGTTGAAATTCAGGAACGTTGCTAACTTCGGGAAACCCCAGCGGGTTTTGTGAGTAACTACTATTAGGACCAAATACTAAAGAAAAAACCCCGTCGCCTCTTTGTACTCCTTGATAAATTATTTGCAAATTGTCGGCATGCCCAACAAAGGGATGAGTAGTCCGAGTGTAGTAAACTACACTACCTGGAGGATAGGCATGCCCGTCGGACATAAAAATCCAACTGAGATTCCTAACCGCGATCCATACGAAAAAATTCTTGACAACAGAAACAATAGGACTTAAATATTGATTGCCTTCAATCTGGCAAAGGTAATCAGCGCTCAGTAGCTTTTTAGTAATCTGCAATTGCACTACTCTTGATCCTATATTGAGCCCTATGACATCGCCTAGGTGCAACTTGGTATACCAGCAAGGCAGCAAATTTATTCCGCTAAAAGTATTGCGTTGTGAGGCTACCTCGCCAATAATCCGGTTTGCAAGCCCCTCCATAAAAGTAGGATTTGCCCAGGCTCTAGTCTGAATTGAAAGTGGATTGTTAGATTTAGCCAAGGGGTTACCTGCTGAAACTACCCACTGGCTATAGTTATCACCAAGGTTTCTAAAGCTGATTTGCACTTCGGAGGGCATCTCGCGCTTGTGTTGAATTTTCTCTTGGAACAGGTCTGGAGATTTGCCGGGGGTATTGCGAGCGCCCAGATTATTTAAAGCTAGGTTGAGCGATACAGATGGTCTGGTCTTTTGGAGCAGTTTAAAAACGCCATTTTCCTCTCTGTGAGTCAGGAAAAATAATCTACAAATCTCGTTTAAATAATCAGCGTAGGTTTCGCCTGTGCGCTGAAAAAGCAGTCCTTCAATCTGCTGTCCTGCTGGCACATCTGATAAATCTAGCTTGTTTGTATCAAACCCTGCACTAGTAAAGATATCTTGGATTATTGACCTAATTGTGGGATTAGCTCCTCCCTTGCCGTAGACAAGTACATCCACCTTGGGGAACCCCGCGCCATTAAAATCTGAAAGCGGATAACGATTAAAAGTGATATAGGATCTGCCTCTAAAAGCTGGTATCGCGTTACCTTCAACAGAAGAAATTACAGAGGAAATTGGTTGATTTAGAGTCCCTAAAAAAACCTCACTATGTCGGACAAAATTAGCTGATTTTTTCTGAACAGTCTCTTTGCTGTAGACTTGCACTCCATTGCACCAAACGCACCTGAGATCGCTAATTTCTCCACCGATCATATAAGCGCAGGTC